GTGCAGCCCGTTGCACTCCCGCCCACCGCGATGTTGACCGTTACCGCTTGTCCAGCAGGGCTCGCCCGTGGAGCTGCCAGCGGCGCGGCCGGCGCTCCCGTGATGCTGTCTAGTGTGCATTGCACGACGGCAACGCCGCTTCCAAACTGCCCGGTGCCAATGAAGGTCAACGTTTCACTCGCGGCGCCCGCGGTGAGTGGGATGTACCACCTGACGTGCACCGCCCGCACCGGGGTAGCGGAGTCGGGGCCAATGATGGTCTCGAGCCACCCGCTGATCGATCCGGCCGTAAGCGAGTATCCATCCGCTGCTGTACTGAGCGTCGGTGCCACGGCTGCCTGCAGCTCTGTCGGCGTGTGGCCGAACTTTTCCAACACGACTGGCCCGATCGAAGCAACCTTCTTGACCTCACCATCGAAGCGCACCACGTCGCCGACGGCATACATCCCCGCCAGGGACTCGTAGTCGTTCCAGTCCGGGATACCTCTGGTCAGCACATGGCGGATCCCCTGGAACAGGTACTTCAACAGCCAGTTCACGTACTGGTACACCGGCGCCGGCGTGCCCGTGTAGCCGGCGTCCTTCACGCCGTCGGCTGGTTCGGCGATGTCGGCGGGGGCGGCGCTGCCGGCCCAAATGTTCGACGGTCCTGGATGTGCAATGCTCATGTGGTCACCAATGAGGCCCACGTTCCCGTGGGGCTGCTGACGTCCGAGAACCCCATGCCGCCCACCATGAGCGGCACGCCCGGATCGCTGATGTCGGAGAAGCAAAAGAAGTCGGTAGCATCACGCTCCGAAAGCGAGAGGCTCACGCCCGAAGGCTTGGGCAGGATGCCGCCCGGCACCAGGCTGTCGCCCGACGTCAGCTCGAGCACGCTCTCCTCGGCCGCCGTCAGGAGACGCCCAATCTGGGCGTGCATCGCCATGCCGCCCAAGTCCTGCACGTGCACGTCGGGATCGCCGAACAGGAACCGCAGGGCCGCGTGCATCTCGGGCACTGTGCCCTTGCAGTGGTTGCGTGTGATCTTGGCCAGCACCAGCACCCGAAACTGCGCATCCGAGAGGGCGTCACCGTTGGGCAGAGTCCGCGTCACCCCGACCAGGTGGCCGCAGATTTCGAGCTGCTGGCCCTCGGCGGTCGTGGGGTCGAGTACCAGCCCGATGGCGGCGAAGGCTGATTCCAGGTTCTCCCCCGGAGCCGCGATGGCGGCCAGGAAGGCGCGGAACTTGGTCTTGTCCGCGTACTGGCTCACCAGCCGGGAGACCATTTGGGAAGCGTGGCTGATGGTGGCGATGCTCATGTCACGTTCACCGTGATGTTGCCTACCTCGAATCGCGCGATGGCGTCGAAGTCGATCGCGACGTTCTGCCATGGCGTGGCGGGCGCCGGCGCTGACCCCATCCTGACCTCGCTGATGGAGAAGCCCACCAGATCGGCAATCCAGGCCAGCACGTCCGACCACGCGAACTCGTTGTTGCTGTCGCCTCCGATCAGGACTGCCCCGGGGGCCTGTGAGGCCGCCACGATGGTGGCCTTGATGGTGTCGTCCATGCCCGACACCCACCCGGCCCTCTGGGTCACGTCGATCTCCAGGTAGATGTCGACGTGGGTGGGACGCGAGAACTTGATGGTGTGGTCGTGTCCCTGGGCGTCCGTGACGGTGCGCGAGACGTCGCCCATCATGGTGCAGCCGCCGGACTTCCGCAGCCAGATGGCCTCCGCGATCTCGTCCTGGTCGCCGCCGTCCACCACGGCGTAGACGCTGTGAGGGTCGAGCGTCCCGCCCGCCATCGCCTTGGGGGTATCGAGCTCGTTCTCCCACACGACCGCCTGTATGACGTCGTCGAGGTTCACAAGCGCGGCGTACATTCCGTCCGTCATGGACTGCGAGGGGGCCGCCACGCTGCGGGCCCGGCGGGCGCGTAGCCGCTCGTCGACCTCGGCCGCGTAGCCGCGGGTGGCGGCGGCGGCATTGGTGACGGCCTCCCAGCCGCTGATGACGGTCTGGATCCTCGTCAGCGTGCCGGCGGGCGCGGGGTAGTCGCCGAGGGTGTTGCACTGGACGGTCCCGGTCGTGGGGCTTGCCCCGATGGTGACGGCAACGGTGGGCGAGAACGTCACGGTCTGGTCGGCGATGTCGGTGCAGCGAATGATGGCCGTGGTCGGGATGATGGTGCCGGCGGTTCCCGAGAACGTGCAGGTCGCCGTCGTGTATGCGCCGGCATTCTTGGTGATGCCGTTGAGCTGCACCAGCCGCGCCAGAAAGTCGCCCACGGCACCGTCGGGCAGCAGGCCGTTGTAGATGCCCTCGGCCAGGTCGTCGAGGTTGGCGAACATCTCGGCCAGGGCCCCGATGATCTGGCCGTCCGGCGAGTCCGGGTCGACGTCGATCGTGGCCCCGAGGGCGCTCTGCCAGATGCCCTCGAGTTGGGCGATCCGCTCTGCCAGGGTGGACTTGGTGAAGCCGGCTGTCGTCAGTTGCGTCATGGCACGTGTACCTCGATGTTCTCGATGTCGCCGTCGTCGGTCGTGACGGTGGCAGTCACGGTGATGGAGCGCGCGGCCCGGTCGAACGTGAGGGCGAACTCCGTCAGCGACGCAATGCCGGGTGTCTCCAGGATGGTGGTCTTGAGGGTCCGCTCGGCATACCCGATGTCGGCCGGCTTGGTGCCCATGATGGGCGGGTCCACCGACAGCGGCAGCGCGAACCAAGGCACCCCGGCGTCAGGGTCCAGAAACCACTCGGCCTGAATGAGCCGCAGCCGAGACCGCAACTTCTGGGCCGTGGCGGCGCTACTGGTCAGGACGTTGCGGAAGCTGCCCACGAGGTCTCCGTCGGTCCCAAGCTGGCGCACGATAAGGGTGCTCATTTGACCGCCACCACTTTCAGCGACGTGCCGCCCAGCAGGAAGCGCGGCAGCTCCGTCAAGGTATCGACCGCCTCGGCCAGCACCACCCCGCTGGTGATGAACGGAAGCTCGGCCATGCTGAGGGCATAGGTGCCCTGGCTGGTGCCGAGGAAGATCATCCCGTTCGAGACCGCGATCCTGACGGCCCCGTCGCGCGTCCGCAGCTCGGCCCCATCGGTCCGGAAGGTGGCGAGCTTATTGGGCTTGCTATTCAGCCCCACCTGCGCGATGGCGTCGCTCAGGTCGTGGGTCCGGTACTCGGCCGGGAGCTGGACGCCGCCGTTCTGCCACCAGAAGTCAATGGCCCGCTCGCTGAACACCAGGATGCACTCGTCGCCCGCCGCCACCGGGAAGGTCAACTGGTAGTTGCCGCCTCCGGGGAACGCGACCGGGACGTCCACCAGCTCCGGCAGGTCAACCGGCCCCTGCTGGGCGAAGATGCGGCGGATCGTCGGCTGCACCTTGGCCGTCTGGGCGCTGTCGTCGAAGCTGACGATCTGGCCGGGCAGGCACGTGTGGAGGTCGAGCGCCCGCTCCTCGATGTGGGCCGCCAGCGCAGCCGCCTCCTCGTCGACGAAGGCCTCGTCTCGTTCGCGCGCCGTCTGTTCCTTGGTGCTCATTCGAGGAACTCCAGCCCCGCCATCGGGACGCTACCCTTGCTGGTTGGGATCTTGTCGTCGAGACCGATGCACTTCACTTCCGAGAACCAGTCGTTCCCGCGTGTGTCGCCCTTGTGGTTGACCACCAGCGCCTTGTAGACGCCATCGGGGTCGAGCCGCACGTGGGCCGCGCTGCCCTTCTGCTCTTCCCGCAGCAGCATCGGGGGCTTGAAGGCAGCGATCTTCACTTCGTTGTTGGCCAGCCAGATTTTGCTGTTGGCCCCAACCCGAGGGTCGAGCTGCATCTTGAGCGAGATCCCCTTGTCGGAGATCATGGGGGCCCCAAGGAGCCCGGTGGCGGAGTCCACCTTGATGGCCTCGTTGGGCAGGGTCGAGCCGACCGGCACCATCGAGAGTCGGCCGTCCTGGATCCCCCAGTGGGCTTTGTTGTTGCGGGCGATGATGTCCATCACGCGCCGGACGGTCCCGCTGTAGGTCTTGCCGAGGATCTTGGGCTGGTTGATGTTCGGGCCCGCCACGTAGCCGAGCGTCGTGGTGCCGAGGTTCTCGATCATGCGCGCCATCACGTCGGCGTCCGTGTGGCCAGCCGCCAGCGTGAAGTTGACCTCGGCGTCCTTCCAGTCCTTGTCGCCGTCGCCGGCCTGGATCTCGGTGATGCGGTCGTTCTGCTCGCGGTAGCGGTAGACGTACCGGACGTTCCCGCGGAAGAGCCCCATGGTCTCGGTGCCATACCCAACGTCAAGCGCCACGTCGTTGTACTCGTCGTGGATCGCGTTCTCGTGGTCCTCGTCAAGGTTGTAGAGCTTGATGGTCGCGACGTTGGGGGTCCGGTAGATGGTCTTCTCGACGTCGAACACGATCCGCAGCGCCTCGGTGAACTCGCGCCCCACGACCGGCTCCCCCTTGGCGCCGATCTTGCCGACCTTCACGCGGCAGAGCCGCCCCCAGTGGGTGCCGTCGGGAATCACAGCCCGGCCTCCAGCATCTCGGCCTCGGTGTGGTGGAACACCAGCACCCGCACGCCCAGGTCGGTCTCGCCCGCGTCGGCGCTCACCAGGACGTTCTCGGTCGTCTCGTTGGGCCCGCCCCGCTGGGGCGCGGCGTTCATGTCGACCGCAAACAGCCCGCCGATCCCGAGGTAGCGGTAGGCGCCCAGGATGTTGCCTCCCAGGAGAATCGGCAATCCCGCAACCAGCAGCTCGTCGCTGTCGTTGAGGTACAGGTCGAAGCACCAGATCGCGGCCCGCTCGTTCCACCGCACGTCGAAGCGGTACGACACGCCGTCGAGCACGCACGTGAACTCGTAGGCGCGATCCTCGGACGTGAATGGGACCACGACGCTCATTGGTTGCCCCCGAGGACCTCGTAGCCCTGCAGCAGGAACGACTTGGACTTCTTGGCCGTCTGGACCTCGGTCGGCTCCACGGCCTTCTTCTCCACCACCTTCTTCTTCGGCTGCGCTCGCTTGGGCGCGCGCGCGGGGTAGGTGACGGTCTGGCTGGTGGCGAACATGACCTCCCGCAGGTCGGCGGTGAAGAACAGGGCGCCGGCGCTCTCCTTGTCCTGCTCGGCCGAGAGGCGCAGGATCACCATGTTCTTGTACAGCTTGAGGCCCGTCTGGACGTCGAACGGCACCGCCATGGCCTGGAGTTGCGTCAGCACGTTCCAGGCATTGACCGATCGCTTCTCGCCGTTGTCGGCCGCTGGCTTGATGCCGGCCCCGCCAACAATCACCCCGACGCCGCCCCCGGGCTGCTCGGCCTGGTACATGGGCGTGTCGGAGAATGCCCCCTCCATGGTGAGGCGCTGCGGCTGCATGTAGGCATGGTCAGACAGCACCACCCCGGTCTCGACCGGGTTGTCGGTGACCGAGAGCTCGGACGTGTGGGCCTCGCGGATGACGGCGTCGAACGTGAGGGCGTTCTCGGTCTGGTCCGGGTTGATGGACAGCCGCCAGCGCCGCAGGATGATTGACGTCTCAGCCACCGACGCCCCCGTGGGCAAGGCGGGTCAGCTCGCGGAAGGCAGCCCGGCCCGCCTCGATGCCCCCCTGGACGTTGGGCAGCGTGAAGTTGACCTGCCCGATGTTGGTCGTCTGGGTGGTGCCCCCCTTGGGGAACATCGACCACGGCTCCGAGTAGCCTTCCCGCATGGGCCCCCCGAGCGATGAGTAGGGGGCTTGGCGGTTGAAGGCAGCCTCGTTGAAGCGCCGCCGGCGCTCCTCTCCGTGGTTGGTTCCGATGTCGGGCAGCAGGTTGGCGGCCACGCCCAGGATCGGGATCACGCTGGCCGTGGCCTTGATGGCGCCCAGCCACTCGCCGAGCTGGTCAAGCATGCCGTCCCAGAACTCGGCGAACCACTGCTTGAGCGGGTTCCAGGCGTCGATGATGGCCTGGGCCCCGAGGATGATGCCCCCGATGGCAAAGGCGAAGACCGCCACCGGGCCACTCCCGGTCGCAAGGAACACCAGCGCAGTCCCGAGCCCCAGAAGCGCCACCTTCACGGCATCGATGGCCGGCGCCCACCGCTTGACCAGCAGGCCCGTGACCGACTCGCCGCCGCGGTAGAAGGTCCAGAGGTCTTCGATCACGAGCCCGATGGCGACCAGCAGTCCGCCCATCAGCATGGTCTTGAGCAGGCCCCCGGCCCCCACCAGGGCACGCACGGAGCGCGCCGCCTGCATGGCGGTGGTGGCCCACCCGCTGAACCATGCCCCGAGCTTGTAGGTCAGGAACGCCCCGACCAGCAGACCGATCTTGCCGAGATGCTTCCACAGCAGTTCGAGCACCCGGACCACGATGTCGAGCGCATTCGATAACTTCTTGACGTTGTTCTTCTCACGGATCCACGCCGTGAAGCGATCCATCACGCGGATCATCGTCGGCATCAGGGCCACGGTCAGCCGCTTGTGGAGCTGGTCGACGGCAATGCGGGCGTGCTGGTAGATGGTATCGGTCTTGGACGCCAGCGCGTAGTCTTCCTCGGCCAGCGGGTTGGCCTTGAGGGCAGCCTCCCGCAGCGCCTCGAAGTTGGCGCGCCCTTTGGCCATGAGGCTGATGGTCGCCAGGTCGAAGCCAAGGCGCTGCCCCAGGGAGATGCGCTGGGTGCGGTCCAGGCCCGCCATCTTGTCGATGACGTCTCCCAGGATGGCGTTGAAGTCCTTGGTCGAGCCGTCGGCGTTCTTGGCGTTGATGCGCCACTGCTTGAAGAACATGGCCCCTCTCCCAAAGCCCGCCGCTGCCTCGCCCGTCATCCTGGTCAGGGTCGTGATGCCCGACTGCATGGCCGACAGCGACGAGTCGTTCGTTCGCGCGATGTCGCCCAGAGCCTCGACCTCGCGGGCCGCGAGTCCCATCTGGTCCGCGAAGTCGGCGATGGTGTCGATCTTCAGCATGCCCCGGTGGGCGAACAGCCCGACGCTGGTGGCGGCCGTCGCTACCGCCGCCCCAAGGCCCAGCATGGTGGATTGCGCCTTTTGGGCAAGGGCCTGGAACTTCTCCATGCCCTTCGGGTCGATCGCGAATCCTAGCTTCACCCACAGGGAGTCAAGGATCATGGTCGCTTCCTATCCGGCCTGGCCGCCTCGCGCCGCCGCTCGT